TGCAATAGTTTAACATTTCGATGCGACAAACGCTAATGTCTGATGGCGTAATGCGCGGGTATTCTCCATTGCTGTAGTCGTCGGCGTTTAGTTTAGACGCGATCATGCGAGCGGCTCCAGCATACGTTGGGCGTTTGTCACGCGACCGCATGAATGATAGTGATCTTTCGGAGTTTCCTCCGATAAATGTGATGTTTATAAGTGTCATGTTTTTGGTGATAGTGATATGATAGTGAGCGGGGATCGGACCCGCCTAGTTGTTTCACAGCATGGATTTTAGCTCTGTTTTGATTCTTTTCGCTGTATCGCCACGCCAGGTGCTAGCGTTGGAGAGAAAATATCTAACGATTCCTTTTCCTGAGTCGTACCCATATGCGCTGTTGATATCTCCAAGGCTTGCCATTGCTTCAAGGTAGGGCTTGGCGGCGTAGTTTACTTTCTTCCAATCTTTGCGGATTTCGCTTGCGATTGCGTATATTGGTCTTTTGTTTTCTGTTTTCATGTTTTTTGTGTGTTATTTACAAAGGAGAGTTTCTAAGTTAGGCGTGGGTATCGATTCCAATAATGGCGGAATGATAGCAACAAGGAATATTGCGGCGAGGGTGAAAAGGAAAGTTTTCATGATAGTGATATGATAGTGGCAAGGGATCGGACCTTGCCAGGGTTGGGTCATGCCATAGCGGCGGCGGAGGCTTTAGCGGTTTTGCTGCCATGTGGATTAATCCAAACGCTTTTAGCAGGTTTATTCCAGCCTTGGCATAATTGGCATTGCGCGCAGGTTAGTCCTCGAGAGTCTGCTAAGCATTCAACCGTGTTTTCCGGCTGTACAGGTGAGACGTGAAAAACTCTAAGCTGTAAAGAATTGGCAAGCTCTAGGCTTGAAGCGGTTTCTGTAGAAACCATAAAGTACTGGTTATAAGCTGTGCGCTTTGCGGGTGTCATGGTTTTCCAATTGTGAAAGTAACCCGTCCAACCAGCGGAAACCTTGGCAATGGCTTTGACTATTGAAAGCGGAATGAGCGTAGGGTTGCCATATGCGCCAAACCTTACTTTGCGACCTGCAAACGCTTGTGCGTAGTCCTTAGGGAGCAGGGTTGGAAGGTTTCCCCTCTCATTTGCGCGAAACACACCCAAAGGGGCTTGGCCTACGTTTACGTAACAACCGTTTCCACTAGCAAACGGACAACCCTCGCAAATCGTAACAGCATCTAACCCTGAGGAAACCGCTGCCACTGGATTAATGTCTTCAAGCATGATCCAAATCTGGATCATATCGCCAGTTTTCCGGTTGTCTGATTTGCGAGCGAAACCGCTAGCAGCAACAAAGAATTTCTGGCCGTTTTTCTCTCCCCTATGAATTATATATGTGTTTTTCATTTTCGTTTTCGTTTTGTTTGCGCTGCCTTGTTTGCTGGCAACGCAATCAACCTAGCAAGCGGGTGGGGTTTGTCCAAATCTTTTTGTCTACATCTTGAAAATATATTCTAATTATTTTCTTTACACACTCGCAAGCCTTACATCCACAAGGCATTCCGGCGATTCAACGCCAGGGAAACAATCGGAAAATATTTTCGCTCAATCGCCATTTCCGGCGGCTCATCCTCTGGAAACTATCTGGTAACCTAGTACGTACATGTACTAAGGACTAGGAACAAAGGACAAGGAAAGGACCAGGAAAGGACTAGGAAAGGATAGGACTAGGAACGAAGGGGAATGTATGAAGGGGAATGAAGGGGAATGAAGGCCGTGAAAACCTATCCACCAATCGTAATTTAATTCCCCAACAAGCCGCGCCCTTTGCTTCGTTCGCTGGCATCGGGTACCAGTTGCTCTTCGAAGAATAGTATAATCACCCCCTCCAAAAGCTGTCAATCAAAAATTTCGCGGATTTGAAATTAGAGTTGTAACAAGTTGAGAGCGTACGTACTATGGAGCGACATACTAGGGCAATTCAAACGGTCGCTTTAATCAAACGTACGCTTTAAACTACCGGCGAGTTAACCTGGCAACAATCATGCGGGTGATTCAAACGGTCGATTCAAACGCGAGTGATGTGCAAATGCGAGTTAGTTGCGTTAGGGGGGGAGGGGGGCGCGCGCGCGTGGTGGCTGTTACAACTATTGGATCAACTAGCCAGACAAAAAATGGGCAAATGGCGAACGTGCTTGACAAGGTATTGAAATCTGGTAAGAGTTGGGCATGAGCAGTCCAGTCAGTTACGATTTGCAGGGTCAAGGCGGAGGTCAATTATTGTCCACAGGCATTGGCTCGGTTCAGACAGCAACGAATATCAGGTGGATTCAGTGTTTGACTGACTGCACCTTTTCCAGCTTTACATCCTCAAGCATTGCGGGCATGGGATACGTTGCGTCAAAAACAATTCCTGCTGGTGTGGGCATCGGCGGGAGATTTGAATCAGTGACGTTGGCAAGCGGAGATGCTATTGCTTATTACCGTTAATGAGTCAGTTTGCACAGAGTGGTAGTGCGATGGATGATGCCCAAGCCTCTGATGGTGACGGTGGATTTGCGGGTGTGAACCAGCGATTGCAGTTGAATCAGTTGGAGGTTGGAGAGGTAAGGGAGAGTTTGAATGGAAGGATGGAGGGATATTGGAAGCCTCGTCGTGGGGTTTTAGCGAGGACTGAATCGTTGGTGAGTGGTGGTAGTCCGTTGCAGTTACCGTTCTTTCTGATTGGAACAAGAGTTTTAATTACTGCTGCATCTGTGACTAGTGGAGTGGTTACATTAACAACGGCTTCTGCTCACGGATTAACAAATGGTTCAGCATTCAGCACTAGTGGAATTATCTACACTACTGGCACAAACCCAAATAATTCGTTTGTTGCGACAACGGCTAGCGGGACAAGTATCACCTACCCTCTTGTTGGTGGTTCTGGGTCATATACGACAGATGCTACTTCTGAGGTTCTTACGGCTACATCGAAGGCCATTGCGTCTTCTAGTCTTGCTGCTAATGAGGTGACTATTGTTGTTACTGCTGGGCATGGTCTTGCGGCAAGCAGTGTTGCATATGCTTTAATTTCTGGGTTAGGATTTACTGGAACTGATCCAAATGGAGTTAGGCTTTTGACCTATGTTTCCTCAACGCAAATGAAGTTTTCTGTAACAGCGGCAACTACTGCCGTTTCTGGTTCTGGAACTTTATCGCAAATCCCAATCAACGATGCTGCCAACGTCAACGTAAGAGCTTCGTGCCTTTATAGCGATCCTAATTCCGGTAACTCCGAGAGCGTCATTCTTGCCCTCGACTCTAAGGCGATTCTCGTCACCCTGAGCGATCAGAGCGAATACTCCACAGAGGATATTGAGTATCCTACTGGCAAGGCTTTAGCTGATGACACTGATATGATACAGGCGTTTGATCGTGTGTATTTGTTTAGAGAAGGAGAGCAAGCATTTGAGTGGTTTCCTAATGGTCGGCAGATTGAGAGTGCTAGTTCTAGTGCTTTTACTGTAACGATGAGGGTTAGAGATCATGGGTTGACCGTAGGAGATAGCATTGTCGTTAGCGGGTTAACTGTTGGAACGCCTGCCAATGGGACGTTTACTGTTGTAACTGTTACCGATAAGGATGTTTTTACTTACACCTTTACGACCTCCCAGACCGTAACATTTGGAGTTACGGATGCTGTCCTAAAAGCAGACTTTACGCTTGTCCCTGGAGGTGCTTACACCCAGCCACAGGTATTTGTTTCTACCACTGGCACGGTAACGGCTGGAGTCGTAAGCCTTACCGTTACTGGTAACACAACCATAATCAAGGGGGATACAATCGTAGTGTATGAAACAAACATTCCTACGTTTAGTGCTATTTCTGGTCAGTCTTTTGAAGTCTCGAGTGCTTCAACTACAAATATCTCGTTTATTGCTCCAGTTGCAAATCTAGCAAGTATTCCTGGAAGCCAGCAGATTGAGTTTGGAGGCAGATTTAGCGTTGGCGGTGGTTTCATCCATCAACCTGCTCCACCGTGGGGAGTTTACTTCCAGCGTAGATTGTGGGTTCCGTTTTACTACACTCCGGCAGGGACGTTTTCTGCACCTACCTACACGGATAGGAAGATTACCGATGAGATAGCCATATCGGATATTTTAGATAGCCATACGTTCGACCAGATCGCCAATCAGTTCCGTATTACCGGAGGAACGACCGATTACCTTGTGGCAATGCATGGATTCTACGATGACAGCCTAGTTGTCTTGAATCGGAATAGCTTGCACCTGATAAGCGGAACGGCTGGGAGTTTAACTGACACGAAAGTAACGCAATTAACCACAGAAGTTGGGTGTTTGGCTAGGAGGAGCGTTGTAATGAAGGGTAATGCCATGTTTTTCCTATCGGATGACGGGGTTTATGGGGTTGAGTTCTTAAATGATTACAACCTTCGTGGTGCGGATGAGCCTATTTCCAAGAATATCCAGCCATACATCGACCGGATTAACAAGAACCTGGCAGAAAAAGCGGTTGGAGTGCTGTTTAATAACCGATATTATCTTGCCGTGGCGTTGGATTCTAGCGCAGGAGCCAATGATGCACTTGGAAACAACACGATTTTAATTTTCAACTTTCTTAACAAAGCATGGGAGTCGATTGATACCTTTGGAGCTAGCGATTTCATCATAAAAAACCTGATTATTGGTAGTGCGGCAGAGAGAGATAGCATTTATGCTGTGACTTCTCTTGGTGGACTGCATGAATTAGAGGCTACTGAGAGCAATCTCGACGAACTTGTGTCTTCTAGTGCTACCATTACAGTTCCTGTTACATCTTCTTTGACCACTAGAGGTTACGCACTAGGCAACCTTGACCGCAAAAGGTTTACCGATGGGCAGATTACCATGCAATGCGTTAATGGGGGGCTTGGCGAATATGATATTTCATTTGCGGCGGAAGACCCAGACAAAAATCAGTTTATTGGAAAAACAACCGACTTCCTTGGTGGCACGGTTCTAGGCACTGGTTCTTCACCAGAAGATGAAACTGGTAATATCCGGTTTCGCCTTGGTGGAATTAGGGGCTATGTAGGAAGCCTAACCTTGACACGGACAATCGGATCACCTAAGATCACTTCTATTAAGGTCACAGGTTCCGTGACAAACAGACAAATCATTTCCCAAACATAATATGGCTGGAGTCGTAGAAACAACTGATACATTTCTTACTAATCAGGTGATTACAAGCACGGTGATGAATAATATCATTGACCAAACTTTGTTCACAAGTGATGCAATAGTTTCTGGCAACACAACGCTTGCTTTGGTGGCTGGGAAGCTCAAAGTAGGAACGATTACGTCAAACGAGATGGGAGCTGGGGCGGTTACGCTTAACGCCATTGCGGATGGAGTAATTACCAACGATAAGATCAATGCCTCCGCTGCTATTGATTTGTCAAAACTTGCAACTGGGGCATTACCCGCTGCAATCACAATAGCATCTGCCAACATTGTAGATGGAACTATTGCAACGGCAGACATTGCTAGTGCT